TCGCTAAGTATGCTATGGGTCACGGAGTTCTCCGTCCTGAGTGTGCTATCGAACTAGTAGCGTAACGCTCTTCTCTCGGTGTTGGGGAGGTCTGTGATTCGTTCCGCTCCCCTCCACTGATTATTTTTTATATGTATAGCTATGGCACTGACGACTAAATTAGAAGCAGTAAACACGATGATAAGCGTCATCGGAGAATCACCAGTCAACACGATAACAGGTGTAAGCCTACCGATCACAGCTATACAAGCTATATCTACATTGAATGAAACAAGCAGAGCCGTACAGTCGGAAGGTTGGCACTGCAACACAGAACACGAATACGAACTTACTCCAGACGCAAATACAAGTAAGATCACACTTCCGACAAACACTTTGAAGTTCGACCTTGATCCATTGTTATATACAGACAGCGACCCTGTACAACGTGGATTAAAACTATACGACAGAAAGAACCATACTGAGGTGTGGACTAAGAGTATAAAAGGAACTATCACTTTTGAATTAGAGTTTGAGGATTTACCAGAACAGATCAGACATTACGTAACGGTTAAAGCTGCTCGTATCTTTGCTAATCGCTTTATAGGTAATCGTGAGATTGAAGGATTTACATTACGAGAAGAAGTGGAAGCGAAAGCACGGGCAATTGATAGCGACTCTGAGAATGCAGACAGAACTATCTTTGACCATTACAGCGTACTTAGAGTATTAGATAGATAAACGATATGCCTCTGTTAGTAACAAGCGTACCGAACCTCGCACAAGGGGTATCACAACAACCAGACAATCTTCGTTATCCCGGTCAATGTGACGAACAGATTAATGCTTGGTCCACTGTTGTTGAAGGCTTAGTAAAGCGTCCGAATACACGCTGGGTAAATCAGTTTAATAGCAACTCTGTTAATGAAGCTAATCAATCTAAGCTATTCACACACTTCGTAAAGAGAGATGAAGATAACAAGTACTGTGTTACGGTATCGTTGGGTAACAGCGTATCGATTGGACACGTGGGTGTTATTGATCTTGAGAGTGGTAACAGTATATCGGTATCTCCTACACCTACTGCTTCTATATATCTTAGTGGTATAACCAATCCGTTAGCAGACTTACGAGCGTTAACAGTTGCTGACTATACATTCCTTGTTAATAATAAAAAAGAAGTAAAGGTAGACACTGACCCTGAGTTATTATCTAAGGATATACGAGATGATAACGGTAAATATAATGCTTTAGTATTTGTTAAGCTAGGAGATTACGAGAAGTACTACGATATATACTTAGAAGGTAAAGTAGTGGATGTAGCTGCACCTGTTACAGGTATTGATTCGAAACATCTAATATCAGGTCACACATATAAAAGCGGAGGTACTTCATCGCCCGGAGCAATCCACGCAGACACTGATTATATAGCAACTGATTTAGAAACAATACTTAACGCTTACTTGGGTAGTGATAAGATAGTATCTGGTCTTAGTATGTCGGGCGGTAGTGGGTTTACTCCAAGCGGGTACCACAAAGGCAGTCCACAAGTTACTGTATCGTATTCGTTTAATATCGAACAGTTTGAAGACCAAAATCCAATCTCACCTACAGGTAATCCAGATTTAAATAACAAAGTAGGATTTGGTGCTGGAGGTACACTTATCATAGGATCGAATGGTGCTGTGCAATCTTTCAGCCTGACGCACAAAGGTACGGGATATGACTCTACACAAACAACACCGGGCGTTTACGATAAACCATTTGTTCTGACTATTACCGAAAATAAAGCGGTAAGGACATTGATAAAACGCAGCGTAAGAGGGGGTAAAAAATACTCCGATGAAACTATTAAAACGGTATATACATCTTATCCTTCTACTCCGGGTGTTGTTATGCCTACCTTTACTCCCAGCTTACCATCAAGTGCTAATTACACAATAGAGCGTCAAGGAGCTGTTATAAAGATACAAGCAGACCACGACTTCTCTTTACGCACGGAAGACGGTTTATCTAACGAAGGATTAGGCGTAGCTTATAAAGAAGTAGATAGTATAACAGACTTACCTAAGCATTGCTTCAACGACTTTAGGGTGCGTGTCAGAGGAGATGCTGATATAGACCAAGACGACTACTATGTTATCTTCAAAACTAAAGATCGTGAAAACTTTGGTGAAGGTACTTGGGTGGAGACTGTTGGATGGGATGACGGGCCTGAAGCTAAACGAGCAAGTAAAGGAATAGACACTACGATTGATAAAACTACTATGCCTATTGTTCTTGTAGCAGATAGCTACGATCCAGTTACGGGTAAGGTAGATAGCTTTACATTACAGACTCCAAATGAATACGGAAATGTAGTGGTTAATGGTGGCGTGTATTATAACTTAGTAGAAGACCATATATCGAATAGCGATAACGAGCCGGGTACAGGTGCTGACTGGCAGGACTACTGGGTAACTACAACTGCTGTTAACTCCGCACAGCCTTGGAGAACAAACGTTCAGTACTTTGAAAGAAGCGTAGGATACGGTCAACGTAACGCTGGTGATAATGCTACCAACCCATTCCCCTCTTTCGTAGGTAATAAGATCAACGATGTATTCTTCTTTAAGAACCGTTTAGGATTCCTCACAGATAGTAATGTTATCTTTAGTGAAGCAGATGAATACTTTAACTTCTTCCGTACTACCACACAACAGCTACTAGACAGTGCACCGATAGACGTCGGATTAAGCCACACAAAGGTAGCTGTACTTCAATACGCTTTACCGTTCCAAGAGAAGCTTGTGTTATTCAGTAAGCAGTCACAGTTTGTATTACGTGGAGCAGACATATTAAGTCCTAAGACTGTAGCTATATCTCCTGTTACTGAGTACGATATAACAGATGGTATACAGCCGTTAGCATTAGGTAGCTATATCTACTTCCCATTTAACAGAGGACAATACGAAGGAATGTTTGAGTACTTTGTTGATAACAACACGGAAGTATTTGAAGCAGAAGAGATTACATCACAGATACCAAAGTACATACCATCTAACATACGGACTATGGCTGGTTCTGCTTCCGAGTCTATGGTGGTGTTGCAAAATGCTACAGACTTAAAGACGTTGTATGTATATAAATACTTCTGGTCGAACAAAGAAAAGATACAGAGTGCTTGGCAGAAGTGGACATTTAATGACAATGTTACCGGGTTCGACTTTATCGACAGTACTTTATACTTAATACTTAACGCTCAACAGTTGGTAGAGATGCCAGTTGAGAACGCTCTGACTGATGAAGGCTTGGAGTATACATTGTTATTAGATAACAGAGTGGACGGAGACGGCAAGACAGTCAGCTACAGCTCACAAACTAATCGTACTACTATATCTAACTTACCTACTGGTTACGGAGCTACTGTTGATAATATGACAGTGTTCACAAAGGGTGGATCAGAACGTAATGTAGTAGCATCAAGTAGTGGTACATCTGTTGAGATCGATGGATTCATAGCTAGTTATGTGAAGTACAACGATGTAAAGTACAAATGCATACAGACCCACACATCCTCTGATTCTATACTTCCTACAAACACTTCGTATTGGACACCTAACGACGACGTACCTAATCCTCCAACGTGGAATAGCGGGGTGTTGTATAACGATCAGTATTACTTTGTAGTGGGTAAGCCGTACAATATGTTGTACAGGTTCTCTAACCAAGCACTGAAGCAACCAACAGAAAGAGGAGGACGTAGTGCTTCTGATTACACCTTTCAAAACATCCGTAACGGTAGTATAGAGTACGCTGATACTGGACACTTCACTGTAGAAGTAACACCACGATTCAGAGATACCTACACCTACGTATACAATCCTACTTTGTTATCTTCTATATCTACCCTTGATCGGTTCACCCCAGAGAGTGGCCACTTTAGGTTTGGTGTACAGTGCCGACCAGAAGAAGCAACGATTGAAGTAAAGAGCAGTTCAGCCTTGCCAGTTAAGTTATTAGCTGCAGAGTTTGAATCTATGGTAGCATCGAGGAGCAGAAGATATGGAGCTTAGGATAGATGAAGCACAACCTGATATGGATGCTGTTGATCTGTATGAAGACTTACGGGAAGAAGATATGTTAGAGATACTCGGACTTATGCACCACCCACGAGACGCTGTTATTATGTCTTACGCATGTAGTACAAAGTGTTACAGTGTAAAAGATGAGATGAATAACTTATACTGTTCGTTTGGTGTGGCTGCTATCAACGGTACGAATATCGGAAGTGCTTGGTTATTAGGTACTAGAAGATTACCAAGGATCAAGAAGTTCTTTTTGAAACACTCAGCGGAACGTATGATGGACTTGTTAGATGGGTTTGATTATCTGACGAACTATGTGATGCGTAGTAACAAGTTGAGTATTAAATGGTTGGAGTGGTTAGGTGCAGAGTTTAGCGATTGTCAGTACGAAGGCTATCTGTCATTTATATTAGAGAGGAAGTAAAGATATGTGCAGTATTGAATTAGCAGCTTTAGCGGTTGGAGCTTTATCTTCAGGCGTTTCGTTTGCAGGTCAGCGTCAACAAGCTAAGGCTCAACAACAGTATCAAGCACAAGCAGCACAAGCTGAACGTCTACGTTTCCAACAAGAACAAACCTCGATGCGTATGCGTCAAGCACAAGAGCAAGAGGCAGTCGGACGGGAACTTGAACAAGTAAGTAAGAAGTCACAAGCTGCACTTGCTAGAGCTAGAGTATCTGCTGGAGAAGCTGGAGTAGCAGGTGCATCTGTACAAGCATTGATGGACGACTATATGAGACAAGAAGCTGGGTACAGAGCTGCTACATTACGACAACAAGAACTTGGTGGTATCGCTACAGGTATGGGTCTGGAACAAGCAGGGTTTGCTACACAACAACGTCAGATCGGTATTAACCAACCAATAGATAGACCTAGCTTCTTAGAGGGTGCATTAAGTACTGTTCGTGGTGGTCTTGAGGGATACAGGACTGGACTCGCTTTAAAGAAATAATTATGGCTAAAGAACGAGTACAAGTACAAGGGTTGGGAGACGCAGTTCCCGGCATTCAGCCGACTATTCAACGGGGCGGTCAGTACGCCGTGCAAGTTCAACGAGCAGGTCGGAATAAGTTGA